CATTGAAGACTTTCTTGATGTTGGCAAGCCACTAGTATCTCTCCTCTTGTTTTGTTAGGAGGAGATTTTAATTCTATACCTAATTTTCCTGGTCTCGAGGAGTCTAAATTTGTAAGATTATTAAAAACGCCTAATCCGTTTATATGGTTTAAAGAAATTCTCCAGGTCTCGTTCCTTTTTAAATTTCCAACTTCTATAATTAAAACAGATTTTTTATTTTTTATAGCATTATGATATATGGCTTGATTGTTTTTCATCCTGCCTGACCATAAAACTGACCAAATTACCGGTATGTCTTCGTCTTTATTAACAATTTCGTGGCCAAGTGAACGCAGTCCTTGTTCGACTGCATTAAAAATTGGTGCGCTGTTTAAGGCACCGTATTCACGATAAAGTTTGAAGCGCATAGGAGTAATAAATATCAGAGTATTTAATTAATTTATGGCCTCGTTTGAAAAAAAGATCAAAAAAATTATTGGCAGAGCAGAAAATGCTTTGGTAATTGGTGACGGTTTTGGAATGTTGCAGGACATAGTGTCTTTACATAACACAACTTTTATAATAGAAGCAGAAGATAGATCTTTAAAATCAAAAAAATTAATTTATAGAGAAAATTTTGACTATATTGAAACATTATATGAAATAAAGGCCATATACTTTAACCTAGATAAAATAGATAGGCTGGAAAAATTGAATAATTTTTGGACAAGATTTAAATCTGTTGTAATAGTCGAAGGAAATTCTATAGTAGACAAAAAAACAATGAAGGCTCTATACAATACAGGCTGGGTATGCACCTCGGTTGATAAAAAATTTCACGTTTGGGAAAAAAGAAAATGAAATATGCAGTGGTAACAACTTTTAATGATGCGGGTCGTGCAAAATACGGCCAAAAAATGATAGATAGTTTTTGTGAAAAGTGGCCAGAAGAGGTCACCCTTCACATTTATCCAGAACTTTGTAATCCTGCAATACGAAATCACAATCACGTGACATTAAAACGCCTTGAAGAAGTTGAAGAGCTTATGAAATTTAAAGAAAAGTGGAAAAATGTTCCCAAGGCTAACGGCGATGTATCAGCAGATCCTATTCGAAGTCGAAGAAAAGATGCTGGCAAAGGTTTTAAATGGGATGCTGTTAGATTTGCCCACAAAGTCTATGCAATTTTTCACTGTGCTAAGGAAACTGACGCAGATATTTTAGTTTGGATGGACGCAGATACCATTTGTCATAGTCCAATTACCATGGAAACAATTCAACGTCTAATTCCGGCAGACAAAGATTTGTGTTTTCTTGGAAGAAAAGGAAAATTTAGTGAATGTGGCCTTTACGCAATGAATTTGCGTTCACCTGCTGTTCAAAAATTCTTAGAAAAATTTCAATGGATGTACGATTGTGCAGAATTAGGAATTTTTACCTTAGAAGAATGGCATGATAGTTTTGTATTTGATGTCGTACGACGAAATTCAACCTTAAATGAATTAGATTGGAGCAGCCATCTTATCACTGGAGAAGGTCATCCGCTGATTAACAGTGAATGGGGAGCATATCTTGACCATTTGAAAGGCGGTAGAAAAGATCTAGGCCGTAGTAAGCCTCAAGATCTAAAGGTTAGAAGAAAAGAAAGTTATTGGCAAACTGGAACAGTTTGAATATTGCCAATTAATTCTTCAATACTCGTATCAAGGTCATCATCTTCTTTTAGTCCTGCCTTAAAATGAGTAAAATAATCTTTTAGTATGGTTCTTGGCATCGGAGTTTTGTGAAAGTTAGGATTAATTTCATTCATACCTCCTAATTTTTCTAAATCTTTAATAGTTGCTCCAAGGACTTCACCGTCATAGAATCTTCTTAAATTCTCAGTTAATCGATTATCATAATATTCACGATATCTCTTTGAAAATAATGAAAAATTTTGATGAGTTTTGTTTACAACAAAAAAACTTGATTCACAACTGAAATATTCTTTGTCATTTGCTTCGTGCCATACACCCATAAACGTAGTTAGATCTTTAGACGAACATAAATTTTCTAAAAATTCTCTAGGAACCGCTGTATGTGTTAATACATCAGAATCAATCCATATTAATAGATCGCAATCTATGTTTTCCATAGCGTGAATTACAGAATAACCTTTTTTAGAAAAAGTTTTTACTCTTTGTTTAAATTTTGTTTTTTGCAAATCAAAATATTCAACAGGAAGTTCTGTAAAAGGAATTTGTATAATACGTGGATCGGGAGTTAATGACATTTCTTCCACGTAACAGGTTAAATTAATGTCAGTTGGCCAATTTTTTAAAAATGTAGCAACACAATATTTGCCAATTAACTCATAATATTTTTCGTTAAAACTTGTAATAACAGAAATCTTTTTCATATAAATTTTTTCATATGGCTCCAGCATTCGCCGGATCTTAGTTCGTCAAAATTCCAATGAAACATGGCTAATCGTTCAAGCCATCTGTCTCTATAGGGCATTTGTGGATTTTCAATTTGAGATAAATCAGTATTAGCAATTTCTGCGCACTGACTACGGGCAGGATCCATTACAAAAATAGGAACACCTTCAATCGCTGCTCCTACAGCAGGACTTGAATTATAATTAATTGCTGCCCAACAATCTACTAAATCATCTTCTAAATTTTTATTATAGCTAAGAGTGATTCTTTTAGAAAATTTAATTTTACATCTACCTAGTCTAGGATTAAGATAATTTATAGCATCTTTATCTCCAGGATGTGGTCGTATAATTATGTGTCGATCGGAATATTGTCTTACCTGAGCTATAACATCGTTAGCCCAGTCTTGTACATCAAGATTTCCCATACTCCATCCGCCGTTTCTTTGTAGCAACAACAAAATATGGTCTCCGTTAGTTCTCCACTCTTTAGGTTGAATTTTTAAATTATGACTAATTTTTTTCCATCGAAATGGATCAATTTCCGTATCACAATAAATTCCTGTATTAGGAAATATTCCATCAAAACTGTATCTGAGATAATGCAAAGGATTTTCTTTATTTTTATAAAGAAATAAATTGCTGTCAACACCTATTACGTGTCTTTTATTTTTAAGTTGTTGTTGAATAACAGTATTTCTTAAGAGTAAATGCTTACCAGTTGGCCGACCGGGAGCGACCCAACCTTGTATAATGGCCACATCCGATGGTCGATAAGAGTGATCAAGATAGTCGTAGACTATTGATCCTGTTCTTCTAGCACCTTCAGAGAAGTATCTTAAAAGATCAATTTTTTCTTGGCTCTTTTTGTTTGGTACAGAACCGTGGTATACCGCTACTGTTGTCATTTATTCTTTTCAATTAATAATTTTTTATTATCTTTATTAATCCAATGTTTAAAATATGGAGCAAAGTGACTATTAGCTAATGCTTCTGCATTAGGACATTTTTTCTTGCATAAATTTAAAAATCCTCTTTCCATTGCCACAGCACCTAATGCCTGTGCATCGTAAGGTTTCCATAGACTAAACAAGTTATCTTGATTTAGATACATATTTTCATATTTTCTAACAACCAAATCGATCTTATCGGCAGTTTGATTAAAAACAACTATGCCGGATTCCCAACAGTCTTCGCCGTCACCGGAGTTTAACATTGCAATTGGTTCCATAAAACTAAAAGAAAAAATAGATTCTGGTAAAGTGGATGCTGTTTGTTCAACGTCAGCATCTATCCAAACTATTCTTTCATCTTTACCTCGTTCTCTCATTGCAGATATCTGGGCGCAGGCTTTACCCCAGAATTTTCTAATTTTTGTAGAATCTCTATCTTCTAAATTTAGATTAGGAACACGAACTAATTTTTTAACAAAGGATGATGGTAGTTCATTGATCCAGGCTATGTCACCTTCTTGTTGATCGATATAAACTGTCACTGTGCCTGGAAAATTTTTCCAAGTCTTTAGACAAAATTTTCCTGTTCCTTCCCAATATTCTTTAGAAAGACTGGTAATAAAATTTAAGTTCATCTATGTTCCTTTATTAACTCATATGTTTCTTCTAACATCTTTTTTGCAGAACCATCTCTAAGTTCGTTGTTATGATATTGCAGATATGCTAGATGACAAGCCCAAGCATAAACTTTATCCTTGTCTGCATAATACGGATTTTCAATCTTGCTTAAGTCTCTTAATGTTACTGGACTAGCCGCATGGCTTGGAGCAAGTATAAATGCTGGTATTCCGTGTAGGACTGACTCAGTTGCAGAATTACTATTAAAAGTAACTAGGCAATGAACATCGTCATCGAGTGCTTCTTTTAGTGTATTATGAATTACACGATCTAATCTACTCTTAACTCTATCCCTAACAACAATCGGTCTATCGGTATATTTCTTAATTGTTTCTATAGTTTCTTCCAACCATTGTTCTCGATCTAATCCGTAGAACCTCATAGGTTTTTCATCGGGTGCAGCAATTAAAACTTTTCTTCCGCCTTTTTTCCAATCGCTAATCGGAATAGCTAACTGTTTAAATCTATCATTAGGTCTAGGAATTATATCTCCTTCGTATTGCAAATCGTTTTTTACAATTCTATGATAGTATTTCCAACCCATTGGATTTACAGGACTTTTTTGATTTCCTAAATATCCAGTGTCAATAAAATAAAAATCTCGTTGTTCACGCCAGCATTGTTGAATTATTTTCTTTTTTAATATTCCTCTCATCACAATAGGATCTTCGGAATCTTCAAAGATAAAATCTTCAGTCGACACCACTCTTCCTCCGGTGCCGATAGCAAACATATTAATATATTCGTCCTGGCCGTCTTTGCTTAAAAATAACCAATTGTTCATAGATTCCTTTGTTGACACCAATCTGCATAAATTCTTTCAAGATGCCATTCGCCTGAAAAACTTCCTTGATGTGCAAATTCGTGGAAGCAAGGTGTACCTAACGTATAATGAACTAATTTTGCATCTGGGTTATAATCATATTCGACATCCAGCCAGTTCCATTCTTTAGGCAATTCGCCAATGTCATTGTCTTCTAACCAAGTAAATCTATGTAGCTGTGCACCTGTAGATTTTTCAATGAAGTTAGGTGTTAAGATTCTATTTTTAGGATGGCTGCAATTCCATAAGATAACACTAGACCAATTTTTTCTAGGATAGTCTTCGTTCTTACTGCCTAGATATTTTTCTGTCATCTTAGTTTTATAGTCGTGTTTGACTACCATTACTGCCTTTGACTCGTCTCTTAGATTCCATAATTTTAAAATATCATCTCTTAAAATCATATCGCCGTCGACAAATATAGCCCAGCCCATAAAGTCCGATAGGGCAGGTGTTAAGAATCTAGAGTAGATAAATTGATTACTACCATCGCTGTGTGTTTCTTTGTACTCATTGAATGTATTCAACGCCAGGGGAGTAATACTAACAGGGCAACTAGCCTGTCTAATAATACTGTTCGAACACACGTGAAACGCCACGGCTTCACGAGGATCGTACCCAATGAATATTCTAATCATTTTCTTTCTATGTCCTCTTCTTCGCAACGCTCACCGTATTGAATTTCTACAATTCTACAAGGCACATCGTAAGGGTTTGTTAATTGGTGCCATTGTCCGACTGGAATATCTTCTTCGTCGTGCAATTCTAATCTAGCAGTCGGCAACGAGTAACCGCTGTCCATCATTTTGTTAACATCGGCTCTACCTTCACTCACTATCCAATATTCTGAACGATACTTATGTCTTTGCATTGATAATTTGCAACCTGGATTAACTGTTAGTTCCTTAACTTTCATTCCAGGAACTTCGTGCAGAACACGATAGTAACCCCATTGACGTTCAGTCTTAGGTGCTTTCCATTCCTGTAAAATCCAAGAACTAGAATTCTTTTTATCTTCTCCGCCAACACCAAACACAAATTCTAGGTTGTCGTCTTTGATGTCCATTTCGGGAATATTTTCTTTGGTTCTATCTCCACCGTTGGCAAAAATAATACGTTCTTGAGGATAACTTTGACGCACCATTTGTATGGCGTGTTTAGCACTACCGTCACTGTCATTAAAGTCTATAACAAAATCTACACCAACTATATTCCGTACAATTGATGCACGTTCCATATAAGGCATAAAAGGAGCACCTTTTTTGCGTGTTAGCCAAGCGTCAGAATTTACGCCTACAACTAAAATATCACCCAATGCCTTTGCTGCTTTAAAATAAGCAATATGACCAGAATGTAGAGGATCAAAGCCTCCGGTAATTAAAACAATTTTTTTCATAACAAATTTGTTCTTTCTTTCCATTCATTAAACGAACAAGTTTTAAATTCTATGTTGTCTTTTAAAAACCATGTTTCGAATAAATTTTCTTCTTTTTTATAATATACATCGGTAACTGCTACTTTATACCCGTTGTTTAATAAAAACTCAGTAGCAATTAAATTATAGTCAACTGTTGAATTATATAAATCGTGTTCAAATGTAATTATATCAAAAGTAATTCCTTGACCAACAATATTCTTAAGAGCATTAAATGTATTTTCTGGAGGTTCTATATCACAAGACAAATAATTTATGTGTGTTGGTAAAAGATTTTCTGTTAATGCATTGATGTAATTAAATGTCAATGCATCTTCCCAATAAATTTTATTTTTTCTTTCAGGAGATTTTTCCCAAAACTCTTTTAAAGAATCATTGAATTCTATGCCAAATCCTTTCCAGCCGCACGTTACTTCTAAATTATAAGTGTTACTGTTTTTTATTGGTTTATGAGCACCAACTTCAATGTATGTTCCATTATTACCGAATAAAGAATATACGAATAAATCTTGATATGCTTGGGCTGTTGATTTCATTGTTCTTCCTGAGTTTTTTCTCTGCTGCCTTTAGAATAATTAGCCTTATTTTTTTGTGCTACCCAATGACGCATATATTGAGCTAATTCAGTATACATAAACGGCATCAAATGATCCTTAGATGTTTTTAAATGATTAGCTTTTGCACCTGAATTTTTTATAGCCGACCACCATACGGATGTTTCCATATATCTAGGTGTATCTAACATTTTTAGTGTTGTATGATATTCTCTATAGTAATCGATAACAGATTTTGATTCTTTCATTTTTAGATTTAATCCAAAAAATCCTGTTTCTGCTTCTTTATCACGACCTTTTCCTCCTGCAGGAACATCAACAGCTAATGTGTCTTCTGGAATTAAAGAATTCAAATATTCAATGGTAACATAATTATGAGTTATTACATCACTGTCTAACCATATAAACACATCGGAATCAAAAGTTTCAAGAGCTGTTAAAACTACGTGTCCTTTTAGCCAAAATGTTTTCTTAGATAATACTTTGTCATTTGTTGTTGACGAAAACATTAATTGTTTAAAGTTTTCAAATCTAGGATTTATTTTATTAAAATCTTTAATTATTAATCTAGGGTCTGTTATGTCGGGTTCAAAATTTTCTGCCCATAATTCGATTGAAACCTCTTTAGGCCAATATTTCAAAAAGGATTGAATACATTCCTTACCGATAAGGTCATAGTAAGGTTTATGTTGTGTAGTCACTACTCTAAAAGATCGCATTGTAGTCCAATTCTATTAACTGCTCATATTTAGTCGATAAATATTTCTATGAAAATATTACTTACAGGCCATAGAGGATTTATTGGTAGCCATTATTATAATTTAATTAAAGATAAACACGAAACCGTAGTATTTGATAAAAGAGAAGGCCAAGACCTTTGTTTACCAGACATAACAAATTCTTCTCCAAATTGTGATGTCGTTGTTCATATGGCCGCGACCAATGGAACCAAACTGTTCTACGAAAAACCAACTGAAGTTGCATTTAATAATACTTTACCAACATTTAATTTAATTAATAGATATAAAGGTACAGATACTAAATTTGTTTTTACAAGCACTTGTGAAATTTTTAATGGTGCTATTGATAAAGGACTATATCCAGTTCCCACTGATGAATCAGTTCCTGTGATGTTTGAAGATGTGATCAATCCTCGCTGGAGCTATAGTTTACCAAAAGCACTAGGAGAAAACTTAGTTGCTAATTCTGGATTAGATTGGTTAATTATTAGATACTTTAATATCTACGGTCCTGGTCAGGTAGATCATTTCATCAGCGAATTTGTTGAACGTGTTGCCAAAGGTGAGTATTATATCAAAGGCAATGATACAAGAAGTTTTTGTTATATCGACGATGCTGTTGAAATAACTCATAGACTAGTGACAAATAATAAAAATTATATAGTTAACGTAGGCAGACAAGAAGAAAATGAAATTGCTGAAGTAGCAAGAATTATTTTAGACATAATGGGAGTAGATCCGGAGAAATTAGAAATACTTCCAGGTCCAAAAGGTAGTGCAAAAAGACGTTGCCCCGATACTACCCTGATGAAAAAATTAACCGGATTTACAGAATATACATCATTGAAAGACGGATTAAAGAAAACTGTTGAGAGCTTAATATGAAAATAGGAATTATTGGTTGGGGAGCAGTAGGTAGTGCTGTTGGTGAAGGATTTAAGATGTTAGGACACGATGTAACTAAACACGATCCTAAATTTAATACAACTATCGATAGTGTATTGGATACTGAAATTGTATTTGTTTGTGTGCCAACACCGTCGGGTGAAAATGGCGAATGCGATTTGTCAATTGTGCATCAAACAATATCTAATTTAAAAAATTTAAAATATCAGGGTGTGATCGCTCTTAAATCAACATCGGTGCCAGGAACCACACAATCTATAATTGAAAAATATAATGATAAAGATATTTGCTTTGTTCCTGAATTTTTAAGAGAACGATCTGCCCTAGAAGATTTTGTAAGAAATCACGATGTACTAGCAGTAGGATGTTATACAGACAGGTCCTGGCACAAGGTCTGTGAAGCACATTCTTGGCTTCCTAAGAATACAGTTAGAATGACGCCCACTGAAGCAGAGATATTAAAGTATTATTCAAACACTTTTAATGCTTTGCGAGTAGTATTTGCAAACGTTATGTACGAAGTCTGTGATAAACTAAATTCAGACTACGACAAAGTATTAGAAACTTTTTTATTAAGAAAAACATCAAGTCCTGATTATCTTAGCTGCGGACCAGAAATGCGAGGGTATGGAGGAATGTGTTTGCCTAAAGACACAAAAGCAATGGCAGACCTATGCAAACAATTAGATCTACCATTTGATTTATTTAAAACTATGGATCACGATAATAACCAGGTTAAGAAAACTGTATTTCCTGGTATGAGGTTTTAAAGAGTAGCGTCTTCTAAACCAGCTACACGTAGTTTAACAATGTTGCTTAGATGCCATTGTTTTTGATCTAATGCTTTGATAATACCCAACCACTTATTTCTAAGTAGGGCAAAGTCATTGATAATTTTTTCAAAGTCTACAACGTCGGCCTCGCCCTCTACAAATTTTTCACAATCTCTAGAGGAGAGGCTACGTTGATAGTTTTCAAGATACTTACGAAAATGTTGACTACGAAGCCGACGAAGTTCAATGTTTAGGTATTCTAAAATTGCTTCAATTTCTTGAAGTTGATTAAATCGATTTTCAACAATGCCGGGCATCTGCGCAGACGCTTTCTCGATGTTCCCCGCTATACGGGCATCTTGTTTTGCCTCAGTTAATTGGGCTTCATAATAAGCCACAGCATCTGGAATATTTGAAATATCCTTTGAAACTCGATCATACCAATTCATTTATTCCTCGTCGTCATCGTAACCGTAATTTTCTTCCTCATCACTTTCAATCTCCTCACCATCGATAACATATTCTATAGCATTATCTAGGTAAGGGTCAACCCCTAATAGACTATCTAAAGTTGATTCTTTAATACCATAGTCCATTAAAGTGTTGACAAAGTCTGCTGCCACATTGGCACGTTGTTTTTCTGGAATTACCTCAACAACAACAGACCAAAGATCTGCAATTAAGTCTTCTTTCATTATACGCTCTCCGTTTCAGGTTCGACATTAGTAGTTATCTCAGAAACGGAATTTTCACCATGTTTTGAAATGTCAGACATAATAGCATCTAAGCCACCATTTTCATTTCTTTCCCAGGCTTTGCGGAACTGTTTGATGATTTCACCATCTTTAGTTGTGTAAACAAGACTGTTACCTTCTTTCTTTAGAAGACCTTTTTCTTCTGCCAGATCTACCAGTCCACTATATGGATTCATACCTGTTTCATAAGGAATCTTCACTTGTACACTTTCAAATGGTTTAGCATAACGAGTTTTCATAATCTTACAAGCGGCACGAATACCCTTAACTTCTGAAATCTTGTTACCATCTTCATCTTCTTTTAACTTTAACTTACGCATAGCAACTACAATAGAGCTAGCGTAGATAAAGCCCTGACCACCTGAAATCTTGTCATCTGGATCAAACATATCTTGTGAAGCGTATGTGTGATTAGTTGCAACCAGGCCAATGTTAAGTGATCCAAACATATTAACACAGTTACGAACAAGTGCTGTCAATGCCTTAGGCTTACGACCCATATCGCCTTTCAAATCACCTGCTTCAAACTGATTAACATCTGTTGGAGTAAGCAACATACCTAAAGAGTCAAGGATAAACAATACTTTAGGACGAGTATCCTCTGGCATTGTTTTATATTCAGCAACAAATTCTGTAATGGTCTTTGCTACATCATCGATCATTGCCATATTAAGTTTTAGCAACTTATCTTCTGAAGTATCGACGCCTAATGCCTTGAGCCAATCTTCGTCAAGAGCATTTTCTGTATCGATCAAGATAGGATAAATTCCCTGTGCCTGTGCTGCCTTGATAAGGTTACCGGAACAGATATATGATTTACCTGCACCTGATTCACCGGCAAATACAGTCACTTTTCCCAACGGAACCCCTTTATGGAAATCGCCGCTGATCAAATAGTTTAAGGCAAAATTGCCTGTGCTGACCCAATCAGTAGGGTCGTTAAAGCCAATACTAAGACCGTCAATAGACTTAGTAATTGACTTTCTAAATTTAGAAATATCAAATGCTTTTGCCATAATTATTGATCCAATGGTAGTTTATTCCACTCTTTAATTAGAGTGATTACTTCTTCTTCTGTGTTGCAAAGGGTCTTGGTATTTGCCCAATCTTCTTTTTTATTTCTGCCGCCAATTTCAACCATCCAACCGTTGTCGTAACGATTGATAGTAATTGACTCATTTACTTTTGTTAGTTTGTCTAGTTTCATTATTATCTCCTAAATAGTGAAGAGAGCCCGGGCGTATGACTAAGTCACAGTGGCCCGAGCCGTGTTGATTATTGCTTTTGACGATTACGAATCATTGCCAAGATGTCTTGAGCACGTGATGCGTTTTCACCGCCGGCTGCTGGAGCAGGTGCTGCCTTTGGAGCAGGTGCTTCTGCAGGAGCAGAATCTTCCCAAGGAAGATCTTCTTCACTAGATGTTTGAGGAGCAGGTGCGCTAACGCGAGCTGCCGGAGCGGCTGCTTTGTTAGGATCACCAGTTGCTTGACCCATACCTGCTGGTTTGAAGTATTGTCCCCAACGGTCCATATCATATGCTTCACCGTCAACTGACGCTTCAAACATTTCTTTCATAACCTTGAGTTCAACGTCTGTCGGCTTCTTAGGTAGGAAGTCTGATAGATTAAACAAACCAAATTGTTCAATCGCTGCCTTATCTGCATCAGAAATTGAACGTTCACGACGGCTCCACTTTGAAGTAGAGTAGTCAGCAAATCCGCCTTTGCTGGTTTTAGCAATACGGAAATCTACACCACGGAGGTAGTCAGTTGGCAATTCTTCCAACTCAGGGTCCATAAGAGCAGATTTAATAGTTTGGAAAATCTGAGGACCGATAATGAATCTACGAATCGGATTGTCTGGTGTATTATCTTCTTTGAGTGCATCTTCAACTACAAAGCCTTGGAAAATGTATGAACGCTTCTTCCAATATTTACGACCCATTTCTTCTAGTGATTTGTCTTTAAACCAACCACGCACTTCAGATAGAATAGGACAAACTGAACCATCGTTGTACATTTCAACACAGGGAACCTGTACTTGAACTGGACGTGAATCTGTTTCACCTTTAATACCTGCAAATGGGAGTTTGATCATTGCACGCTCTACCCAAAAGAAAGTGTTGTTTGGGTTACCGTCTGGTAGAAAACGTACTACGGCTTCTTTACCTTCCTGCATATTCCAGTGTGGGTAAATTGCGTTATCGCCGCCGCCTGTTGATTGTCCTGTGGACTTGCCTTGTGCTTCTTGAAGTTTTGCACGAATTTCTGCTAATGTTGCCATTTTATAGCCTCCTTATGCCTTTAATGTAAATGACTTTATGCCTATCGCATAACAACTATTATGCGCTTTTTATTTAGCAAAGTCAAAGGGTTTTTAAGATTTTATTTCACCAAAAAAAATCCACTCTATGAGTGGATTTGGTGATAACGAATCATAGCCGCTGTTCTTGCTAAAAATAGTTTCCACCGTATTTCTTCAGTAATTAACCCGTCCGGATCATCTGGTGTTGGGTCTGTTTGAATTCTTTGAAGATCGCGTCGACGATAAGATGTAATAATATCGTCAACTTCTATAATATCATATTCTTTATCGTCTGCAAATAAAGTAATTTTATGAGGATTACCTGTAAAAATTTTATTCTTGGGTAATCTTAGGGATTTTACAAGGACTGGTCCTTTTTTGGTCGCAGTCTTCGCTGACGATTCTGTAATGGTATGATTCCCAAAGAGGTTTTTCTGAGCCATACTTACTTGGCTTATCCCAATTGTAATCATCGCAGTAAGAATCACTGCTAACCTTTTCATTTCTAGTCCTCATTAACATTATTGACAAGTCCTTGTAATTGTCACGCTACCGTCTGGATTGCGTATTTCAGTCCAAGGACCACATACTTGTTGTTGCGTATAAACGGGCGGTTGTTGAATAACCGTTGGCGGTTGTTGAACAACTACAGGGCGAGTTGCGGCATATACTACAGCACCTCCAACAACAGCTGGAACTACCCAATTCCAACTACCCCTATGATGCATATGGTGTCCACCATGATGTCCGTGGTATGGACCTGCTTGCGCACCAAAAGCAGATAAACCAATTAAACCTGCAATTAATAGTTTTTTCATAAAACCCTCCTTGATATTATAATAACGCCCCAGTGC